GCAAACTCGTCACAGTATAGTAGGGAAATAGACATACCACGACCTGTGTTGCCAGTAGTAGTTGTAGAGACAATACGTGATCCATTATCAAACTCAATAGAGCCCTTGTTATAGTTTACTACACCTGAGCGTATGTGATCAGGACATAGTTCGTAAGCGTATCGAATACGCTGCATAATTTCTTGGGAGCCTGTATACTTGTGTGCTGAGATTAAAATAGTTTGGTCTGGATGGAACATAGCAAACCACAGTAGATATCCTGCGGCACAGGTGGTCTTTCCCATCTGTCGAGGTAACATGTTAACATTGAATCGATGTCCGTGATACGCATCTAATAACCTAGTTTGAAACTCAAACGGTTGGAATAGCATCTTACCTTTAACAGGATGCTGTATGTAAAAATAGTTCCTACAAAAATAATGATATCCGTCATCGTGAGAAGAACACGCTACTAGTTCTTCAATGTGTCGTTCTGTGAATGTTTCTTTAGTGTGGGCTTTTTTGGTTAAAACGCCGTCTAGTGATTTACTTGCCATATAGCTATTTACAATAAAAAAGAGGCCACCAGGGCCTCTTTGAGCGGATTATATCCTATTAACGACTTTTGACAACTTCGTATAGATTGCCTAGTCTGTTTTTTAAATTTTCTAAAGCCATAGGATTGTCTCCTCCAGCAGCTTTAGGATATGCTTTCTTAGGTCTATTTAAATCGCCCCCTTGATCCATATCGTGTTGCATATACATTTCATCAGGTGTATTAGCGTAGTCATCCCCAATGAGTTCCGGGCCATCGCTGCCTTGTCCACCCATAGGGATAATGATCTCTGCATCGCCCATATCGTCCGAACTACTGTCAATGTTTTTTAGAATAGCCATCAAATCTGCAATGCCGCCGGCGCCGCTTCCGTTCATGCTGAGATTCATAGTTACCGAATCACTTTGCTTAGGTGTGCTCATGCCCATCATGCTGCTAGGCATATCTGCACCACATCCTTCGATAAATGCTTCGTCAACTTCTTTTTCTTTTTCTTTGTCTTTAGGAAAAGCAGCTTTCATTCGACTACCGTAGTATTCGTCTTTGCCGCTTTCGGTTTTGCCGTCACCGTCGTAATCTTTATCAGCCTTGTCGGCTTCTGTAACTGACTGATCGATGTCAGTCATGCGTTGAATAAGTTCTTGAAAATTCATTTTTGTTTTCCTTTAGATGCAAACAGGCCGCGAGCTGGTCCGGCTTTAGGCATCTCCGTTGCTTTTTCTTGATGTAACTTTTTAGCCAGCAATACATCGTTAACGCCTTTATATTGCGTTGGCTGGGTATTTTTTCTACTCTTTGTTAAGTCTCTTAACAATGACAACACTTGTTTGTCACCTACTAGACTTTGATTATTTTCTTTGCCGTAGTCCTGAGAAAGCAAAGCCTTTCTATCAGTTTTTTCGTCAACTACATTTTCTTGTTCGATTGCAGCATTAGCTTCTTCTAACGGTGTACGTACACGGATGCAATCTCTTGAAATGCCAGTACAGTTGGCCAACAGTTCTGATAATACTGCACTGGTTGTTGGATAATCTAGTTCAACTTCAAAAATGGTCATTGACGAATTTTTAATGTTAGGAAACTCTAAAAGACTAGCTTGGATAGGTGTGCTCTTGCCTTTACTAAACTTGCAAACTTGATATTTTTGTAAAGCAGTTTCCATACAGTCTTCGCAGTTGTCGGGCAAATCGCCAGCCACTTTGACTTTGAAGGTATACTTCTTTGCTTCTTTTTCTTCTTTTAGATACTCTGTGAATGATTTCATAATAACGTCCTGATACCTTATTTATTCATATTTTTAAGTTTTTCAAGTAAACTGTTACGGTCAGATACAATAAAGCCGTTACCTTGAATATCAACGCTGTCGTCTTGTCCCGCTTTTTGATCAATCTGTTGTTTCTTAAGTTGCAACTCGATCATTTTTAGTTTCTTGTCGATCTTTGCACTTTTAGCATCAATGGCGTTCTTAAGCATTCCGCCAGCTACTTCAAAAATGCGACCGCTGTATCTTGCTTCAACGTTCATACCTAGATCCATCAAGTCATCATACGCATCAGTAGCTCGTTGAGCAAGTGCGTCAAACTCACTGTCAGCTAAATCGCCAAGTCCCTTAACTTGTGGGAGGCTAGCAGCAATTTTATCAAACTCTGAAAGGTCTCTCAACAACGGAGCAGTGGCTTGTGATCGCTCTACAATATCTGGTTTTTCTGCTTTCTTAACAATCTTTTTGTTTTCGGGCAGATTTAAGATTTCTTCTAGTTTTTTGGTCATAATATACTTATCTCCTGCCGCCACTGTGGAACATGTCTTGTTCGTTTATTACACGAAACTTGATACCTTGTTGTTTACACCAAGCCTGTGCAGCTCGCCATTTGGCAACATTTTTAAAATACTGCTGTTGATTGTGTCTATTTTTGCCTACTTTTTCAGCAAGTGTTTGATTCTGAGGCTTTACTTCTATCAGTTCAACAAACGACTTACCAGTCTTGTCTGTGTACTGTATAAAGAAGTCTGGTACATATATTGTGCTCTTACCAGTAAGCGGACATCGATAGGGTATGCTGATTGCTTCACTTGCCCATTTTTGCACACTAGGATGTGTATCGCAAAACTTCATAAATGCAAACTCCCAGGAACTTCGGTATGTGGGCTTCTTATTACCTACATACTTTTCCGGGTTTTCTACAGTGTACTTGCCTTGTGCAAATCGACTCATGGCCTAATATTGCGGCTTTCAGTAGTTTCTTCTACTGTGGTTATCTTATAACCTAATGTGCTAGTACGCTCTCGATAGGCGTTTAGCACTTCTGTTACTACAGAACTCAACTGTGCGTCTGCTAGGCCTTTTAAGGTGTCTAATAGTTTGAATACGTTTACATCATCAAGCCTAGCTTGATTTAAAATCACAATGCCCGTACTACGAGCTGCTTCTTCGTCAAATCCACGTTTTAAAAAAAATCCAACTACTGCATCGATTTGATTGCTGGGAAAAGTTATTTGATGTCTAAAGTATTTGTCAAAAAAGCTCTTAACTTCTTGGCTGCTGTCAGTAGCATCAACTGGTGGTAAATTAATAGACATATTAGCCTCCTCCGCCTCCTGTTACGCTACGAGGAATTGCCTGTGTGCTAGTATTGGGGTTGTTTACTGGAAAACTAGTGTTCTGTAAACCGCTTAGACCTGTTGATGCCACGGTATTCAATCCTCTTACTGCTATATTAGTTAACTCGCCTTTTACGCCTGCGCTTGATAACGTTTTAGCATTCTTATAGGTATTTACTGCCGTAATGGCTGTGGCTATAAAATTTGCGGGACTTTCAAATGCTCTACCTGAGCCCAGTGCACCAAACACTGCTTCTGCGCCTGCTAGTACGCCAGCACCACCAAACAGTGTTTGTGTTCCGCCGCCTGCTAACGATATTGAACTAGGTGTTTTATCGTAGTGCTCCATTGCAAAGCCAGGTGGCGATCCTTGTGATACGTATCCGGTATCATATGCGACTGATTCGTATGCTATCTGCATACTTTGTTCACTTGATTGACTTGCAGAGCTGTCTAGACTATCATGAGTCCATGAAGTAATCAGCGGATTGATCAGCTTGTAACTGTACCATGCTCGCTTGGCCAGCTGAAATATGGTAATGTTGTTAAAAAACGGAATACTACTGTTGTTGTCAAGTCCGTATCTACCTCTAATAAAGTTAGAGTTCAACATAGCAGTTCTGTTATAAGCGCCTGGAATATTTGCTGCGGCTTGATCACCGTAGTAATATCCATAATAGTTTTGCCACAATTGTCCAACTACACCTAAGTTGTCGTCATGCATTCTAATGGTAACAGGTTGGTAATCAATCTTTACATTAACTACTTTCTTTCTATTGTATTGATTAAGTGTTTCAGTTTGCAAGTTAAACTTAGGCAGTTCTGCTGCTTTAACCAACATGTTTATTTCATTCTGATGTTGAAACTTTAAACTGAAGTTCTTAAGAGCATTGGGATTGATGTCAAAACTAACGTGATATAAGAACTTGACTTTGGGAGTTAGACGTAGATCGCTGTCTACAAATAATCTAGCGGCGTGTTGAAAGTCGCCAACATTTCCCTTGGGATTAGTAGCGCCTGCGATGAACTGACGGAGTGCTTTGCTTGCCATATTAATATTTATCTACTATTAACTACGTAGATAATGATTGGTCACAAAAAAAGGCTGTTGCCAGCCTTTTTTATTATAAACCTACGCCAGACACTAATGTGTTTACTGTTCGGCCTGCAACTTGAGAAATACCAGATGTGCTGTTGCTTGTTTGGATCGCATTGTCGTATTTAATAGACATTTGAACCGTAGCTGCTTCGTTGGCATTGTATGCTAAGTTGTTGTAGTTTACGTTTTCTAGGTAGCAACCATAGATTTCCCATGTTTCTAAAACGCCCACTGCATCTGCGCCGTTGCCGCCGTCTAAGATTTCAATGCGTGTTAAGAACTTGTAGTCAATGCCCGACGCTGCTGAACTTTGTTCATAGAAGTCAAACTGTTTCTGTAGTTGTTGTCCTACTAGCTTGCTGACTCCACCGTTTACGTCGTCTCTCACGTTTAATGTGATAGGACTCCATGTGTGCTTACCTGCTAGGTATACACGTGAGTTATATACGTCTAAAGTAATCGGGTCAAAGGCCACTGTTGGTCTTGTAACGTCAACTACTTGCTTTGTTAACTCTTGTGTTGGTGCGCCAGCGCCGAATCCTTCTAGACTAACTCTAAAACGATACTTTAGTTTTGGCATCAACAAGCCTTGCGGCTGTTGACCGTCCAACGGTACTGTAAATTTTGCTAATGATGCTGATGACATAGTATTCTTCCTCTTTATATATTTATAGGATTAAAGTCCCTTGATCTCGCCAGTGTTTTTCAGTCTTAATGGAATGTAGATAAACTCTACAGCCTTAA